GCGATTGGGTGCTAATAGGCAGATATGCAGGCGCTCGTTTTTCTTTAGAGGATGATGCTGAAGTACGAATCATTAATGATGATGAAGTTATCGGCACCATATTAGATCCCAACGATATTAAGGCTTTGTGAGGTAGGTCATGACAGAAGAAACTTTAAGTGAAGCATTATCTGATTTAAATGATGACAATATCAAAAGCGCAGCGGTGCCAGAAAACAAAAGAACCTCTGCTGCTGATGATCCACAGGAAGAGTCAACTTTTATAGACTTAACTGACGAAGATGTTGGTGAAGTTTCTCCCATTACCAACGATAAAGTTCATGAAGACTTTGAAGAAGGTGCTCTGGGTGAAGATGATCAAGAGCTAAACGAAGTAGAAAAAGAAACAAAGAAAGCTCAAGGCCGAATTAATCAAGCTGTTAAACAAGCTAAAGATTGGCAGCGAAGAGAGATTCAAGCTTTGCAATACGCCAAACAGTTGCAAGAAGACAACAAAAAGTTATCTTCTCAAATACAACTAACTAATCAGAAAACAGCAGATGAAACCTTAAAAATTTCAAAACACTATAAGGATGAGTTTGAAGGCAGAGTAGAAGCAGAGGCACAATCTGCAAAAGCTTCTCTGACCAAAGCTTATGAGTCTGGTGATACTGAATCAATGGCAGATGCTCAACAGCGATTAGCTAGAGCGGAAGCTGAAAGAAGCTCTCTTGAGCAATATAAGAAAGAGTTAGCCAAGTACGAAGAGGATATGCAAGCTTGGAATAAAAACAAGACAGCACAACAACAAGCAGCGCAATATCAGCCACAGCCACAGCCACAGCAAGAACCCGCTCAACCTCAGTATTCTGAGCCCTCTAAAAAGGCTGAAGAGTGGGCAGAAAAGAATGAATGGTTTGGTGATAATACGATAATGACAAACACAGCCATGGAAATACATCGCGAATTAGCTGAGTCTGGAATTGACTTGGAGTCTAATGAATACTATTCTAATTTAGATAGTAGATTACGCGAGGAACATCCAAACAGGTTCGAAGCGGAAAGCAACGTAGGAAACAACGGAAAACCCGTCCAAACCGTAGTTTCCGGTACGCGCACAACAGGAAATGGACGCAGTCAAAATGATCGTAGGATTGAGCTTACTCCTAGTGAACAATCATTATCTAAGAGACTAGGTGTATCATTCAAAGAATACGCAAAACAGAAAATGAGGTTACAGGCATCATGACAAGCAATAAAACTACTGGATCGAAGAGAGCCCCAAGGAGTCAAACTTCTAGGGGTAGCAAAGCGACCAGGCAACCATGGAAGCCGCCTCAAGCACTAGAAACACCAGAAGCGCCGGAAGGTATGCGTTATCGGTGGATAAGAACTCATATTAGAAATGAGGATGACAAGACCAATGTTCATAAAAGGTTTCAGGAAGGTTATGAGCCTGTGCATCCATCTGAGGTTGAAGGCTATGATTTGCCTACAATTGAGGAAGGGAAACACGCTGGGACTGTGGGCGTTGGTGGTCTAATTCTTGCCAAGATACCGATTGAGACAGCGGACGAAAGGAATGCTTATTACGATCAGCAAGCTGAAAATCAGATGAATGCTGTAGATAATAATCTTATGCGTGAAAGCGATCCTAGAATGCCGATACATCAAGAACGCAACAGTAAGGTGACATTTGGTGCTTCTGGTAAAAACGATTAACTTTTGATTGTGTTTATTAAGGAGAACTAAAAATGGCGAATACAGATGCCCCTTTTGGACTCCGTTACGTGCGTAACCTGCAGGGAAATTATAACTCTTCAGGTCAGTCTCGTTACAGGATAACAACTGGAGATGCGACGAACACTACTAACATCTACCAAGGCGACATTGTTGCCCAAGGTACTGCTGGTATTGTTACTCGTATTGCGAGAGCCGATGGAGGTGGTGCTACCAGCACTATCATTCTAGGCGTATTTAACGGATGTTTTTACACAGATCCAACTACTAGCAAGCCAACATGGAGCAATTATTGGCCCGGAAACGCGGCCACTGATGCAATAGCTTTCATTTTCGACAGTCCTATGGATGTGTTTGAAATTCAAGCTGATGCTGCTTTCCCTGTTGCTGACTTGTTTGGTAACTTTGATGTTGTTGATAATAGTGGCACAGGAAGCTCTGATAGCGGTATTTCATACCTAGAGCTTGATGTGTCTACTGGAGCAACAACTGCTGCGTTACCTGTAAAGGCCCTGGATATCTCTCAAGATCCTGAGAATTCAGATGTAAGTACAGCCAACACTAACGTGCTTGTCACCATACAGAATCATCTGTTTGGTCTGAAGCAAGTTGGTTTAGCGTAAAGGGAGGTTGAATAAATGGCAATTTCACGCGCACAACTAGCTAAAGAACTTGAGCCTGGCCTTAACGCCTTGTTTGGCATGGAGTATGATCGTTACGAAAACGAACATGCAGAAATCTTTGACACCGAATCTTCAGATCGTGCATTTGAAGAAGAGGTTTTGATTGTTGGTTTTGGTAATGCTTCTGTTAAAGAAGAAGGCCAAGGCGTTCAATTTGATAGCGCAAGCGAAGGTTTCACAGCTCGTTATACTCACGAAACAGTAGCTCTTGCATTCTCCCTAACGGAAGAAGCTGTGGAAGATAATTTGTATGATCGCCTTGGCGCTCGTTATACAAAGGCTCTTGCACGAAGCATGGCGCACACTAAGCAGGTGAAAGCTGCTAACGTATTGAATAATGCGTTTAGCTCAAGCTTCACAGGTGGTGACGGTGTATCTTTGATTAACACTGCACACCCCCTAGCTAATGGTGGAACCATTGCTAACCGAGCTACGACAATGGCAGATCTTAACGAAACGTCATTGGAAAATGCTTTGATCAACATCTCAACTTTTGTTGATGACCGAAACATGATCTTGGCCCTTCGGGGAACCAAGTTGATTGTTCCGCCTCAACTTCAGTTTGTTGCTGATAGGCTGCTTGATACCCCAGGAAGAGTGGGAACAGCGGATAACGACATCAACGCAATTAAGAATATGGGACTGTTGCCGCAAGGCTACGCAGTTAACCATTTCTTGGTGGATACTGATGCATTCTTTATCACGACTGACTGCCCTGATGGGTTTAAGCACTTTGAAAGAACTCCGATCACTACTTCTATGGAAGGTGATTTCGATACAGGTAATGTTCGCTACAAAGCGAGAGAGCGTTACTCATTCGGATTCAGCAACCCAAGATGTGTCTTCGGATCTCAAGGCGCTTAAAAGGTTTCACATGAAACCTTGCTGGAAGGGGGCATATGTTGCCCCCTTCTTTTTTATGTAGTATAAAGACCTTATCCCTGACAGGTGCATCCCGTGCCTGACACTAGCCACGACAGGAGATACTCATGGCGAATACAACTTATAACGGTCCCGTCCGTTCCGAAAACGGTTTTAAAACCATTACAAAAAATGCCACTACAGGGGCAATCACTGTAGAAGCTACTTACGACACCCGTCCTAACTTCCGAATCACCGTAGACAACACAACCTTTAACACGGGTGGCGCTGTTACCGATACATTAACCATCGACCAATCCGGTACGCTGTTTAATGTTGACGGCACCGGGGACATTGTTGTCAATATGCCAGCACTGGCTACTGCCAATGTAGGAACTACTTACGAGTTCTTGGTAACGACAGCAGTGGGTAGCGGCAAGACGGTTATCTTTGTCCTGCCGGGATCTGCGGTTTCTAATTTCTACGGCGCAATTTCGCTGATGGGTGGCACTGCTGCTAACCAAGCAACTGATGTCGCTGGGGATACCCTGACTCTGGTTAACTCTACAATTATTAATTCCAGGGTTACTTTGACTTGTGTTGCAGATGATGCAACCAACTCAACCTGGAAGGCGGAAGTACTTTCTTCCCCGATATCAACAATTGCTTAATAGGGGGCAGACATGGCGCTTAAAGGTTCAGGTAGTGATGTAACATCCAGCTTTATAACTGCTGCTGCCGCAGATCCTAATGGTATTAGTACTGTTGCCACTATTGGTAGTGCTGCTAATCTAACCATTAACGGTGCATTGGCTGATGGGGGGTCCGTCACGATGGATTCTCCCAGAAATGTAACTATATTATCCGCAGCCGATGACTCAGGTATTACGTTTACTGTTACTGGAACAGATGAGTCTAATGTTGCTCAGACTGAAGTTATCACAGGCGTTGATGATGCTACTGCCACTGGCAGCAGTTTTTTCAAGACTGTCACTCAGATAGCAACTTCAGCAGCTTCTACAGGTAATGTTAGTGCAGGGTCTGGTACTAGTTGCTCTGGAGTTATTTCCGCTGCTCGTTGCCGCTTACGTGGGATTTATGTGGTCAATGGTACTGGTGCGGCGACTATAGTGTTTAGGGAAGGTTCTGGTACAGGCACGGTACGGATGCAATTCGCTACCGTAGCAGGAGTTACTACTAACTCTTATCCTGATGTTCCTAGTGACGGTCTTCTTTTCAAAGCTGGAGGATTTGTGACGTTTACTGCTGTTACTGATCTAACGGCAATGACTACGTTCTTCTCATAAGGAACTAGGAAATGGCTACATCAGGTAGTAGAGATTTTGAGCCAG